GTAAGTTCATCTATCTCACAAATGTTTCGCCGGTACTCCGCTAAGTTTAGAACTTGATTAGCCCAGCCCCACATACGGCGACTAAACAACTCAATGTCATAGGAATTTAATCCTACCATCTGCTCACTATTTACGTAATCTCCCACATGTGTATCTGTAAGTGGGGCAACCATAACCTGTTTCGCTGAACCTTTTTTCGCTCCAGAAGGCTTACGAACTTTAAAGGTTTTAGTTTTAGGGAGTGGGGTTGTGTACCGCTTTATAGTATCCACAAGAATTTCTGATCGTACAGAATTCTTTATGGATTTTTCATACAGTTTTTTATAGTAAGTAGACTCTGCTTTATATGTAGCAGCCCTCTTATCTATACGAATTCTATCCTTAAGAAAGTCCTCTTCTTCTTCCGGTGCTACATTATCAGCCCACCCAGCCGCTCTCTCGTCAATTACAGAACCCGCATCAAAGACTTCTCTGTCGTACCATCTTTGAATTGTAGAACGATGAACACTAATACCAAATTCATCTGACAACCATTGGGAAAGACTAGTCCAAGTCGCTCCCGCCTGTCTCCTCTGAATCAAGTCTTTCTTCGACATCTCTGGAATCATCGGTACTCTCCTGTTCTTTATCTAGGTATTCAAAGTAATCTTTGAATAGACTATAAAACTCTTCGTTATCTTCTTTACTAATACTCCTGCCAACTGGGGCAGGTTTACTAGGCTTCGGCTCGCTAGGCATTTTCTCCGGTTTGATTTCCTGCTTACTCTTAGGCGCCGCCGCCTTACCCACCGAACCAATAACCCTAGGGTCTTCGCCATATTTATCGTCATCAATGTTTTCTACCCACCCATCGTAAGTTTCTTTTCTTACAGCAGGGTAAGGAGGTTCAACAGCTTTCATGATATCATAATCTCTCAAGTCTTGTAAAGCCCCTTTTACAATAGTGGTTGCAAACTTTTGTACATGTTTAGGTTTTTGCTTATGTCGTAAAAATTGATCTAGTTTAGCAACGCCGCTTCTTTTCTTTTTCTGTTTTATTGGCGACCTATCACCATAGGTTGGGGAAAACACTCCGGGGTCTGATGATACAGCAACAGTGCCCATCCCGTCAACTGTTCCTATAGCTCCCTCTTTGTGTAAGAAATTAGTAAAATCTGAAAGGTGGGAGCTTTCCGATTTTTTTACCGGCCCGCTATCTACGGAACGCCTTGGAGGAACTCTCTCAGGAGTTTCTTTGGGCTTATTTTTAATCCTACCTAGTTCGTCTAATTCAGGTACGGTTTTGCCATCACCTGCACCACTGAGACGCTCAGCCCAATCTGTCAGCCCCTCTCTACCTTCCCGTACTCTTCTTACGCCTCTTTCTTTATGAGCCGCAGCAAGGTCATGCCCATGAGCCGCAGTTAAATGACTAAGGGCTGCTTTATCATCAAACAGCCTACTAACTTTAGCTTGTTGCGTATGATTAGCAGCTTGCCGCTTATGGAACCCCGGACTATTTTTAGTCATGTCTGGGTGATGTATAGACCGTACACCGTTTTCGTAAAAATAAGTCACAGTCCCAGTGGCCCGATCTACCTGCTTATCTATATATGAATGTTTAGCTGACTCATTGGAATCATCAGGTTTTAAATAATGTCCCTCATCAGAATCGGGATGAATTTCATCTTCATGTCTTTGGTTCGGCTTTAAAATACTCCCGTCACGACGGGGGGTTTGATCTGGTCTTCCGACCATATCCCGGGGAGAAAGGTCATCTCCAACATCTCTTGCTTTCTCCAGTTCGTTAGACATTATTCATCTTCCTCCATGTCCGTTAGAGTCGTTACCCCGGAGGAGGAAGGAGCGTTTGACTGTAACTGGTTAGATGGCTCAACCCGTTTTCGTTGAGGGCGAGCCGTTGTGAAAGTTGCAGGTTCAACTTTCGAAACACCGAAAGGCGTTAAGTATGCAACGAGGTTTCTGTTGTTGTCCGTGAACCACAACTTACTGCCGTCTGAGGTAATTTCTTTCACTAGAGGTGACGTATAACCTAGATCGTAAAGACCTTCCATCCAAGTTGATGTACCTCCTTTTACTAAACCAAATGACCTATCCTCTCCTTTTCTCTCACGCGCCTCAGCGTACTCATCTAAATCACGTTCATCTAATGGCATCTTATCGTTAGCGTCCGGAGTTTTCCAACCTAAGTTTCTATCCTTGTATTTCCCTTCAGCTTTACCTACATCCATAGATTGCTCAACTGGTTCTTCTTCTCCACCTCCCCCTTCTCCCGCTTCTTCAGCAGCCATCTGCTGTTGCATCAACTGCATCTGCTGTTGCTTCATCTGCTCCTCTTGTGCAGTTAAGGCAAGAACCTCAGTCTCGCCTCTAATCTGAGCAGACGGTACTGGTTCCCCAGATACAATAAAGTCTACATCATCCATATCGGAATCTTGCTGTTTTAGCACAAGGTCAAACCCTAGGTCGTTCAACTGCTTTGCAATTTGAACTCTTTGGCTAGCAAAATTAATTCTTGTGGCTTCCGCTTTTTCTTCTGGGTGAGGTAAAGATAAAGTCCAATCCGTAACCCCGTAAGCTTCTAATATTAAGGGGAATACTTTTTCATGGAATAACCGTTGATCCGCTTCTACCACACGACTCATAACTTGCAGACCTTGTGTTTGAGTAGAAAGCCCGCCAAACGCCTCTGGGGTTCCCTGCCATGCTGGGGACACACCCCACAAGGCGGCAACTCGTTCACGTATTTCTTCTTTCACCGGAAGGTAATCCATCTCTTGCAGAGTATGGAAAAGCCTAACCATGTCTACTCTACCTCTATTCGTTTTAGAAGATACAGCAACCATCGGAATATAGTTGGGGTCTGCTTTCGTTTGGGCTGCGATGTTTTCTCTTTCACGACGTAAACTTTCTGGATCATCTGTAGATACCATTAACATAGCGGAAGGCATTTTACGCTCAAAGAAGTACCTGTAAAGGTTTCTATCCATCCCTATGAGAGTTAAAGCCTTTTCAAATATGGTTAGTATGGGCGACCACCCATATGTTTCAGTTGGGGAAAATTTAGATATGTGTATAACTTCAGAATCAAGTAGGTAGTAAATTTTACTGCGATTAGAGTACCGATACATCGCTGGTACAGTATCGACAGAACAGTCAGACTCAGAGCAGCATCCCGGCTTCATTGCAGTAGCCGCAGTATTGGCTTGCTCTACATATTCTGCGTTTTGCCCCAGACCTGAATCCCTATGAACAGGGCATAAGAAATGTTGCTTCTTGGGCAACCCCTCTTCATTTAGATCGAACTCTACCAAAGCTGGGTTTAAGCGTCGAATTTCTATTATTCTTGACCGAAGTTCCCCTTTTTCAGTAGCGTAATATTCCTTGTTTAAATAAATGAACGCATCATCTACTGTATTTAAGTCTAGATGGAACTGTCTAAGCACTTCCTCTAAACTTTGATCAAAGATGTTACAATCTTTCAGGACTTTCTTTAGAGTCACTAACTGTTTTTCGTCTGCGTTTTCGGTTACAGGCTGGAACTCTAAACCTCTTCGAAAAACCTCACCCGTAATATGCCCTATAGGGCCTCGTATTTCCTCTACCGAAAAAGCAATGGTCTGCAAATCTTGAATAAGTTGTTTACGGAACCCAATTTGGTTTTTAATATACTGATTAACAATGTAATCAATACCAAATGTAGGTGATTTACCTGTATCTCCAGCGGATTTACTTAGATTTAGCATACTCTGCATTCCAAGTTTCGCATTAAGGTCATCCATCTTTCCTACCAAGGATGGAGCTTCAGGTAAGTAATCCAGAATTTTCATACGTTAGTCCTCTAACTGTTTGGTTTTAGTTAGACCGGACACTTCTTCCAGTGCCGTCAATTTAATTATAGCTTGCAGCGCGGATTCCTTTAGTAAATAACTTTCAGATAACTCATCTGGGGGCCTTCTCTGTTCAGGTGTATCTAAAAGTTCTTTATTTTCTTTTCCTAGCCGATCTACCTTCTCCTCTAATTCTGCACAATAGTCACGCAAACTAAAGTTTTCAGCGTGAACCGCCCCGGATAGAATTCCTAACCTACCAGCTTCCTTTAGCAGTGCGTGATACGCCCCCTCACTTAATATCGTTACAGCATCATGATCATCGGGTACTTCTGCGTCAGGCTCAAATCCGCCTAACTCATCATCCCACGCATCTAATATCCTCCATGTACCCAAGTCGTCTCTATGAGCTACATATTGAGAATCACGATCACGCAACAGTCCACCTATAGGCATAACTTTTCTCCTTACTACAATATAGTATTATACTACTCTTCTATGATATATGACATTTCGACCACCCGCAAGCTTTGCAAGATGAGCAACCGCTTTCTTCTACAATAAATGGGGAGCCGCAGCAGGTATCCGATTGTACTGATTCACCTTTAGTCAGAAAGGGTGCATTTACTAAATTTCCTAAATAATCGTAAGTTGTGATATCTAGAACATCTCCCGACTCAGGTGTTTCCGCTTTTATTAAAACCTCTTTCCCTCTACTTCCAGAACGATAAACTGTGATACCTTTACATTTAGATTGCCACGCAACCATATACGCAGAATATACGTCCTCTACTGTAGCACTGTTTGGAAAATTAATCGTCTTGGAGATACCGGAGTCGCAAGACTCTTGGAAAGCTGATTGCATAAGTACGTGCGCTTCTGCGGAAATTTCATCTGATGTAACATATACATCCTTAGCCCATTGCGGCACATCAGGTCTATCTTGTATTGACCCTCCATTAGAGATGTGCTCCATTAACTCATCCGAATAGAACTCATATTTCTTTGCATCTTTTTCAAAATATTTATTTACGTAATATAAAGTTTCTCCATCAAGGATATTTGTCTTGCGCCACGCTAAAGCAAACAAAGGTTCTACCCCACTTGATGTATCAGCTAGCATAGAGATGGTGCCTGTAGGCGCAACCGTAATTCTGCAAGCATTTCTAAACTGCTTTTTGGAGGAAGCGTAATCACTCTTGCCCCATGCCGGGAACACCCCTCGTTCATCCGATAATGATTTAGATTCACTATCTGCAACATCTTTTATAAACCCCATAATTTCTCCGCCAACCTCTCGACCAAGTTTAGTATGATATCCTATATGTAACTGAGTTAAAAGATCAGCGAAACCCATAATACCCAACCCTATTTTGCGGGTACTTTTAGTCATGGTTTCTATGTCACGAGTTGCGTAATGATTAGCATCAATTACGTTATCTAGAAATCTCGTAGAACTTTTTACTACCGCCCCTAATCGGTTCCAGCTAATCCCTGCCTTCCAATTATCTGTATCCGGTTTCTCCTTAACGAAGTTGGCTAGGTTAATAGAGCCTAGATTGCAAGATTCATTGGGTAGTAAGGGCTGTTCACCACACGGGTTGGTTGCAATCATGTCCCCGTATTGATCTGATACATGATTATCTTTATTAATAGTATCTAGGAAAACCATGCCCGGTTCCCCATTTCTCCATGCCCCGTTTATTATTTTATTGAAAACATCTCTCGCATCTAACTCCCCCACTATTGTATTGTTACGTGGGTTGATTAAAGGGAAATGTGTCCCTGCTACGACAGATTTCATAAAGTCATCTGAAACACCTACAGAAATATTAAAGTTGTGGATTTCCCCCTCAACCTTTTTGCAGTCTATAAACTCTAAGATGTCCGGATGATGAACATCCATAACCGCCATGTTTGCGCCATCACGTTTACCGCCTTGGGTAATCATAGAAGAAACACGGGACAGGGTTTTAAGAACCTCTATCGGGCCGCAAGAAACTCCATGTGTCGTTTTTATCCTGTCCCCCCGTGGACGTAATTTAGATAAAGCAAAGCCAGTCCCCCCGCCAAATTTTTGAACCATGGCTGAATCATGAGCGGCTTTCATTATGCCTTCCATGCTATCTTCAAGAGGTAGCACGAAACAAGCCGATAAAGTACCTTGGTTAGTACCGGCATTCATTAGGGTGGGAGAGTTAGGGATGAAATCTAGGGCACTCATCATCTGAAAGAACTCATTAGATATCATTTTAATTTCTACATCAAGTTTCCCATAGTTCTTCTCAGGTACTGCAATCGCATTAGCTACCCTTCTAAACAACTCGTCCGCATCTTCAATAGGAGTTCCAGTGTCATTTTTCTGGAAGTACCGTTTTTCAGCTACGATTTGAGCTTGGGAAGTTAAAGTTACCATGTACATCTCCTACTAACCTCTGTGTAAACACAATAGACAAAGTTTGTTCTCTGGAACCCATACAGCGGGAGAACATTCTGAGATCGTGCAATCGGGGTTAGGGCGATCAGGATGGTTTTCCTCTACGGGGTTAGTATTATTATACCCTTCTTTACCAGCATTTTGCAACCTCTCCATCATCTTTTTGACCCCACTTTCATCCTCTTTCTCCTCTTCAAAAGCGGTAGCTAAATTTCCTATATCTTGTACCTTGTATCTGCCAGATTCATAGGCGGCAGTAAGAGCCATTCCAATTGAAAAGAAAGCGTCCCCGTGACCCATCGGGGTTACGGGAGCCTTCAAATCATTATTGACTGAAAGTATTTGCTGCTTCTGTCTTTCGTCCCGTAGCAGCTTTAAGGTACCGTTATGTACTGTTTCCTCAAAAATTTGAGCCATTGTATGTTTACTCTTACTTGTAAACGACATTGGGAACCAAGCTGAGTTTAAACCTCTGTCCTCTAGCTCCCCCCGGGTGTTATCTATATATCCTCTAGTAATTTTAAAATTCTTCGCTGCGTCATTCAAGTATTCAATCTGCGCTGAATAATCCCAACCATCTAGGAATGATTGATGAATTTGCTCTAGGTAGCTACCGTTTCTTTTGAAAACAACTAAGTGCGATGGGTGTCGTTTTTTCCCTACATCAAACCCAGCGTAAATTTCGTCATCTTCATTAAAGAGATGCTCTGTCGTAGCAGATAAACTACGTAAGCTGGCATCCTCACATTTGGAAATTTCATCATAAGAAAAATAAGCCTCCGTACTAAACGCTGGTTGTAACAAAAATTCAGATGCAAAAGATTTGGGGTTAGCTTTTTGTGTATCAAGTAAAAACTTTTCAGAGTACATAGCGGGGAACAAAACTCTACGCCCCGGCTCCGGGTCTAACGCAGGAAGCTTCCGTGTAAAAAACCGGTCGTCTTTCTCCAAGACGGTTAGTAAGTCACCCGGTATCATCGGGGTACCCACCACCATAATTGGGCAACCTTGATTAGGTATGAACATAGATTCAGTCATGAAATGATCTTCAATTTTATTCATCTGACCGACAGCTAACGGGTTGTCGGGGTCACGGAGGATGTCATCTGCAATCAACGCCCCGTTAACATGTAGCCCACGTTTGAATGAGAATAAGCCCCCATGTAAAATCTCAGCAACTTTACCGTCAACTGAATACCTAAAAGTGAAATCCCCACGAGGGGTTTTATCCACCATCCACTGCATTAATATAGGATTCCGGACTACTTCTTTATTTAACTCCCCTATATGATATTGAGCCATTGAAGCACTGTAAGAAAGATACAATGTATTTGAGTTAGTCCCTAATTTCAGCAACCGCCACACAGCAAAGGCATGACCTAAAATAGTGGATTTAAAATGCGCTCGTGGTAACACGCTCACGTAATTCAATTTTTCTTCTAGTGCGTACTCTACATCCTCACAAATTCGCCCCACATGCCAAGAATTAAATAACGAAGGATTATCAAAACTTTGAGACCACACATCTCTTACAAAGTCCCAAAAGCTGCCGACAGCAAACTTTTTATTCGTCTCTAACTGGTCAGCCATTAAAGCTAACGCATCTACAACTGAAACCGTTTCCGCTTTAATCAATGACTGTTGCTTTCTGATCTTGGTTGGCAGTAGAGACAAGGAGTCTAAGTTTAGCTGCTATACGTTGCATTAGTTCAGCATCGTCAATCTCATCAATTAGAATTTGAATAACATCCTGTACAAATTGCAGATTAATCAAGCCTTCAATTACCTGCCTCTCACCATCTATACCTATAGATGCAGCCTTTACAGCGTCAAAAGCTCTGTCGAATGTGAGATTATTTAATTCAGTTGTAGCCTTCTCTCGTATGTTTCCGTAAACATCTAAGTGTTCCTGTTGAAGTCTAGCAAGCCTACCCGATTCAGTTTCAACAGTTCTCTCTAAAGCTTTAGTTTTTACGTCAGTTCTCTTGGAATCCCAATCGTACTTCTTAGCCCAAGAGTACACAGTTTGGTTACTTACTTGAACAGAATATTCTGTAGAAATAGCGTCAGCAATTTGCCGTGCTGAAGAATCATCTTTTAGGTATAATTCCATAGCACGATTTTTAACTTCTTGGGGAATAGTTTTAGGCATAAGTTATAGTACGCCGTCGTGGTCAGGCATTGGGCGGTCTTGGAAGTCTTGGTTGTCGGTGGGCGGCGAAAAGTAGTCGGAGCTTTGGGACTCTAGGCTACCGCCGTAAGGGGAACCGTCTGATTGCAACAGCTTACTGAAATCCATATATCCTGTTTTATTAGTAGCTGCGTTATAGCAAGCTGGTACTTTAAATTTGGCTCCACTAGAGAAAAATTGTTTAAAGTCTATTCCAATCTCATCTCTGGTACACACGCCTTTCCAGACATTATTTTTTTCAGAAATGGGTTTGTACTGGGGGTTTTTTCGAAGCGACCCTGTTGTACGTTGGGTGTCTTCGACTTGCTTGTTATTAACACAAGCATAATATTTACACCAAATAACCACACCGTGCTTTTCTTTTAAATCTTCTAACGTAGTTCCTTCAGGGAACCTATCTTCATAGACTGTGGGAGCATCCTCTTTGGGGCCACCCCTAGACACATACATCTTAAACTTATCTTCCATACCTTTTCCCCCATAACGCTATACACGCCGCATCCGCATAATCCTGCTCGGGGAATCTATCCCCCCATAAATCTACAGCGAATTTCATTATATCAGACTTCTTGGCGTTACCACGCCCTAGAACCTGTCTTTTCCAAGTATTATTATCCACAGCCACAAAAGAGATGCCACCTCTATGAAAACCATATTTTACGCCCGCCACCACCGAAGCAATGGCTATTGTAGCCTTAGCATTTTGTATGTATATAGCAGACTCTATCGCCGCTGCGCTTATATCTATTATACTTAGATCAGCATAGACTTGATCGAGTATTTCATAGAAACGATCCTCAGCTAATTTACCTTTGCTACCATATTTTTTTAGTTCCACTAGTTGCTCGTCGTCATCTATGAGCGCTAAATGAACTGCTTTTGTAGAGCAATCTATCCCCCCAATCATTCAAGAACCTCTGGGGCATTCTCTAAATCTTCATTTATGTCTAACAGGACTTGCGCTAAATCATCCACAATCAACAACCCCTCATGAGTACCCCCGTTTAGCACGTAGTATTTCAACGCCGAAAGACCCAATTCTATATAACTTATCTTAGTTAAAAGTTCTTCGGTCATCTGTTTTCTCCTCATACGCTTGAGTTCTTATAGCAACAACCCTAGAAACAGTAGCATAGGCTGAGGTGTATAATTTCAACTCCCCTAAAACTTTTTGGTATGCCGTATTGATATCAATGCAATCCCTACGTAAGTCCATTAGTGACGGGTTAGTCATAAGAACCTCGCCCCGCATCTGGTCTCTAGTAGGCTTCTTTTTTGCTTCAGCTTCATATTTTTGGTTCAATTGAAATATAGCAATATTATACCCCTCATCAAACTGTGCTTCCATTGCGCCACGCCTAGCTTCTAAATCAGCTACATGTTGCTCTAAGAGACTTTTGGAACCCCCGTACATAACTAGGTAATCTACAAGTTGTTTATTATCAGCTTTCATAACATCAGCAAAGTTTAAACCTGTGTGAGGCTTCTCCACCTTTAATGTAAACCCCGGCACAGAAATACTATCTACGTACTCTTTAGCCTGAGATATAGCATCTTCATGAGACCATCGTTTTTTCATAGTAACACCTTCTTACAATTGCAATACCACATCCCAGTACATTTTACAGGCACTTCCTTCATCTCCATAATTCTATGACATCTACTCACTAAGTTTTCCCACGACAAGGGGTCACGTAATAATTTAAAGGACTTCAAGTCTTGAGTATCCTTATTCTCGTACAACAGATAAGAATTTTCCTGCTCTGCGATATTCAAATACAACTGAACTTGGATTAGATGCTCAGGTTTCGGGCCTTTCAACTTAGAAAACCCCGCAGAATTTATTGTTTTTAACTCTAAAATAGCACCCCTATCCGTACCATCCTTTATAATAAAGTCAATTCTTCCGGAAATTGGGGGGTCATCAAACGTAGCTACCAATTCTCGATCTATTAGTAGGTCAGCTTTCTTTAAATACACCTCCACACGTTCCTCAAACGAACCACCCGTATCAAAAATGCGCTGTAATTTAGGTTTTACGTCCAGTGCTGGCATTAAACCATTGTAAGAAAGGTAAAGGTACCTATCGCAAGGGTTTCCTAAACTGGATGGGTAGAACACCCCTGCTCTAGGAGGTCTCCCTTCGGAAACCATGGTGCCTTCTAACTGTTTAATTAACCATTTATCTTTAGATACGAATTCCCCTATACCTAAAGACTGGCTTCTAATTTGTTTAATTCCAGACATAATCTTCCCTTTATAGTTTCTAGTGTATTTTCTCTAAAATGCCAAATATCTTCTATACCCATATCCTTTAACTTACCGTCTCGATATGCATCACGTTTAGCCAGATGACCAAAGGGGCCGTCCGCTTCCACAACCACCTCTATCTCAGGTAGGTAGAAGTCCACATCATATGTACCGAATCTAGCTTGGGATATGTACCGTAACCCAGTTTCTTCTAAGCACTTCTGTATAAGCTTCTCCTGCTTAGTCCAAAATTTCGACGGCATCCACTATCTTCTTCATTTCATCTGGGTACTCCTCAGCGAAGCCACGCAAGTTATCAAACCCTTGCAGCTTACCTGAAGGAAATTTATCGTAAAAATACCACGCCCCACGTTTAGCTATGATACCTTTTTCCAAAGCTTCCCGCAAAAAGGTTTCATTAGTGTCTATGCCCCCTTCAATACGAAATGGTACCTCAATCTGTTCCCACCGGTCTCCGCCAAACTTATCTTTCAGTAGGGCGGCTTGAATCATAAACCCAACACGCTTATCCTTTTCTTTAATATAAGTTCCCCTGCGAGTCTCCATTACAGCATGAGCAAAAAATTGCTGCCCTTTACCACCGGGCATAGTTTCAATAGCGGATACAGGCCCCATAGAACCCCTCACTTGATTGACAACAACTAAAGCTGAACCGTGCTTTAATAACGGAAGCAACCTAACCAAAGCTTGGTTCCACGACCTTGCTTGCCATGCTATAGGATTGTACCCAAAAGAGTCCTTGTTATCCATAATTTGCTCAGGTATAAGACCAGCTACACTGTCCAGTACAACTAAATCAACCCCCGCCTTAAGACCGGCCTCCATAGCCTTGTATGCCTCTTCTGCTGAGGGGGCTTGCTTTATTAGCATATCGGACGTATCTAGTCCACACTTATCCATCCACACCGAATCCCAAGACATCTCCGTATCTACCCATAACGAAACTCCGCCCTGCTCTTGAACAGACTTACATAATTGGCTAGCGAGATAAGACTTACCGGACGACCAGCCTCCAAAAAATAAGGAGAACTTTTTCTTAGGTATACCCCCATTAGTAATTCTATCTAATCCTGCTATGTTGAAGGGTATTTTCTCGTAAGAGAATTCATCTGAATCCCCCGTCACCAACCCTAAAGTCTTATCGTCTAGCAGGTTTTTAAACAGATTGTTCGCTGTCATCTTTTAACCCACCTCTATTAATGTAAGCCTCTGACCACGCAAAACAAACCGCTGCACATTGAATAATCTCCTCAAACATACCCGCCATACGGTGGTCGTTCACATCCTTGGCAACCTCCCCGACCTCCTCAGTTAAAATTGATATCCACTCTAAATCGGTATTGTGTGTTTGATCCCCCCACCGCTCGTCCTGTCTCTCCCTTTCAGATAGAACAGCTTCAAGAATCTTCGCTCGTGTTATTTCGCTCATTAGCCCGCATCCTTTAAAATCTTGTCTACTTCCGCATCAGCCAATTTATATAGTTTAACAAAAGCCTTACCTAAAGCTTGTTTAGCAGACTCGATTTGTTCTTCTATATCATGGTCGGTGTCCAGATCATAAATACCCACCGTCGCTTTTGCAGAATTATAATTTCCTAAATTTACAGTAAATGACAATTCCTGTGATACCTTCGCCATTAAACTCTCCTTAATCCCAATCTATGTAATTACTAATTATATCAGGTTCTAGTGCTTCCGTCAATACAAAATCCCTTTTAGTTGCCCAAGAAGGATCACATATCTCCAAGTCTACCTGCAAAGGTATGTTTAATGAATTCTCCTCTAACAGTTCTTTAATTGCGGGGACAACTTCAGGTGCCTCATCTTTATGTATCTCGCAAATAATCTCATCATGTACTTGTAATAACATAGTGCTTTTCTTACCCTTTAGATATTCCGAAACTACAATCATACGTTCACTCAGCAAGTCAGCGCTAGTTCCCTGTATGAGATAGTTGACAGCTTTGTAACCTTTGTCCGAAGGTACTCTGTAGACTCTGCCAAATTTATTTTTAACCCACCCACGATGTTCGATCATCCTAACAACAGTATCAAAGAATTTCTTTGACCCGGCTATATTTTCAAAATAGTCTCTCTTATATTTGGCTGCTTCATTAGGAGTGGTTTTCAACTGTTGGGCTAACTTATCCTTACCAATTCCGTATATAACTCCGAACGTAATAGTCTTGGCAAGTTGCCTGTAAAATTTAAAGTCCGGACTATCTTCGCTTACTTTGAACGCCAGCTTTGCAGCCTCCCCATGAAAATCTATATCCCCCTGCTTCATAAGTTCCAGCATATCTGGGTTATTTATGTAGTACATAAACATACGAACTTCCATTTGAGAGTAATCGTATGACACTAAGTAATGATTTTGCCTCGGTACGAACAGTCTTCGCATAGAAACTTGCCCAGAGTTAGTCTCATCAAGAGATTCGTCACCCATAAAGCCCCACGACTTTATAACTTCATCGCTTAGTTTCTCACTATCTAAAGCGTTACCTCCCTTAGAAGCTATAGTTGCACCCACCCGTTCCCGAACATCCCGCAGTTCTTCTGGAGTGAAATCCACATCATAAAGTTTAAAGTGGTTGCGTGGAATGTTTTGTAGGTTAGGACTACGGGAGGATAGCCTTCCCGTAACAGTTCCCCAATTAGCAAAGGTAGTGTGCATTACAGGCGTTTCAAGGTACGGTTCGATGTATGTTGACTTTAACTTCGCCAACGTCCTGTGCTGCCGTATTAGACCCGCTACAGGATGATTTATTTGGACTAACGCCCCCTCATTCCAAGCCTCTGCCCCTGATGCGGTCTTCATAGGAGAGTGTATACCTACTGAGTTGAAGTATGAACCGACTTGTTGAGGACTGGACATGTTAAATACCTGCCCCGAAAGAGCTTCTATACGATGTTGGATGTCTACACTACGAATACTAAGCTTTTCTAATACCGTTAGGGCGTATCCCTGATCTATCCGTATACCCTGACGCTCCATATCTAACAAAACTCTTGTTAAATCTATCTGCATCTGCCATATATTCTCTTGATTACTCTTTTTTATCTTCTCAAGTGAATCTTCATATAATTTTAATGTCCAGTAAGCGTCCTTTTCACAATAAGGCCCTAAAATTTCAGTTGGGCACATGGAGAAATCACGATTCCACTTGTTTCTCACTAATGTTTGCTTAGTTTCCTTGTCATAAGAGGCACTATTGGGGCCAAAACGCCTAGAAATGGTCTCTGTTAGGGATAACGTATTTATACTGCTCGCTTCAGTCAACCTAGCCATCACAATCACATCAATTAGCTGCTTATCATCTGTGCGTAACCCTTCCTTCTCCAAAAAAGGCACATCAAACTTCAAGTTGTAGGCTACAACACGCTTTATCTTGTTTAACTCGTCAAATAGAGGAGATAGGTACTTCGGATCGAGATTACCCCCTAAACTTTGGTGTCTGAATGGGAAATAAAACGTATGGTCTGGAACCGCTACCCCAATCCCACATAATTGGTGATAAGAGTATGCGTCCAGACCATTTGTTTCACAATCTACTGACCAATCCTCATAATTGCTGAGGGTGGCAACAGCCGAATCGAATTGTTTGTCAGTTAGAACTAACACTAGAAGGGAAGTGTGTCGTCATCGTCATCCGAAGCTAATGCCGTAGCTGTATCGGGTACACTTGCAGCAGTTTCTGCTGACGAGGCACCGGACTCACTATAGGTTTCCATCATGTAATCTTTTACAGATTGAAGGTCTCCGACAGTGTTGTATACGCCTTCAGGTATCTCATCTTCTTTAGTGGTTGCGGTTATTGTATAGGTAGTATCTAGTCCTGCACCTGTACGCCTAACCCTGATAACCCCTTTGTTCAAGAAACCCCAATCATTATAAACATCTACCAACTGATTCCAGATATAGTTACCACGACCGAAGGTTAGAGGCAGTATACGGAAATCATTAACAACTTCCTTGTACATAGTCTTACCTGAAGGGCCTGTAATTGATTCCCATGAATCCACTCGACGCTCAGGATGAAATACTTCTGTAACGTATGTCCAGAAAGCAAACCTATGTTGAGGCTTACTATCTGATGGAACCACCCCTAGGGGGCCATCTGGCCCAGACAGCACACTTTTAAAGGTATTCTCATCCCTGAATGTATGCATCCAATATTCTTCCAAGAACGGGTCATCATCATCTCCAGTAGCAACCGGAATAATAAATGCTTGGTCACCATCCCGCAACCATATTTCTTTCCTGAGACCACCTAAATTGGATCGCTCTGAAGATGTTGAACGACCTGCTCGCTCCTGTATAGATTTTATTCCACTCATACTTATCCTCCTACCAGTATTCCCGGTCTTGGATTATTTTATCCATTATCTGTTTATCTCTAATATCTTGAACATCCTTATATTGTGAAGGAATATCAATATATGCTATTCTAACCGACTGCCCCAGATATGTCAAGGCTTTCTCCTTACCTATCTGTCCAGCCTCATCATTGTCAAGGCATAACACCACCTCACCCACAGGTAACCCCTGTACTAAATCTACCTGCTTTTTAGATATAGACATACCTAAAATAGCTACTGCGTTATATCCTAACTGATTTAACCACATTGCGTCAAGCGGCCCTTCGACAATGCATAGTAAATTTGAAGGCTGTACTAAATTACCACCAAACAAAACTCTAGATTTTTTAAAGTCCTGTGGGTACAAGTACTTTGGAAACCCTCTCTCCCGACGTACTACCCAGCCTACTTCAACATTATCTAAGTCACTAATTGGAACCGCCAACCCGTTCTCTGCTGTTATCCCTGACCCCCATTTTTTCAACGTCTGCTTATTGAAACCCCTATCGAAAATCCAATTAGGTACAAAATTTTGGTTGAACGGGAAGTCTACTTTCGGGAGGTGGGTAGACTCCATCTCAAATTCATCTAAGAAATCTGCATCAACTGATACACTGTGATCTCCCAAGAATTGAGATAACTGCCCTGAGGAAAGGTTCAAGTACTCTTGAACAAAACCTTTTAAGCTGCCCTGCCCACACCCCCGAAAGCAAATCCATACACCTTTACTAGTGTTTATGGAGCACGAGGTATGCTGGTCATAGTGAAAGGGGCAAAGAATATTGAATTGTTCCTCGCCCGCAGGTACCGAAATACCTGCTTCTAATAACACTGATGCCCAGTCAAACATTACGCCTTCGCTTTACGATCCGCTTTGTTTGCCCTAACGAATAAAACAACTTCGTTCTTGTATCCTCTGGGGTCAGAGACAGACCCGTTACGGATATCCCCGACTGTAATAGAGACCACAGGTTTCCCCGGCCCTTTACTACGTCCAGTTTTTACAACTATGCTGTTCTCATCATCTTTAAACCAACTAAGTAATCCCATTATAGACCTCCTACAGTCCTATATCAAACTCTTCAACTTGTCCACTATCCACATTCCAAGTAAATGTGCAATTATCAACCGGTAAGTCCCCATCCCTATACTTCTGAAATTGTATTTCCCTTTGATCGTCAACGTCTTCTACCATGCACATTGACAAGGCAACATCAGAAGCTCGGATAAGGGCATCGCCAAATGCAACCTGATCTGCTCTGGGAGGCGCAAACATGTTTGACGCATCCCTTGTAGCTTGTGTTGAAACCATTATAGCATTATTCTGCGATAACGCAAAATTCTTGAGGCCGTAGAATAAGCTGTGGCTTTGTTCCCATGCCGCCTTTCGTGAATCTGATGTGGATACTAAGTATACCCCATCTATAACAGTAAGGTCGGGTGAGTATTTACGTATCAATCCTGCGATACTGGGCAAAGATATACTATCTTCACCGTTAATATGATCACACACTAGCAGTTTATTGGTGTTTGTTTCCGAAAGGAACTTCTTATATACAGTTTCATCTATAGGTTGACCAGATCGTAAAGCCCTATGGGATAGCTTGTACCCCATCATGTTGGCAAGTACGACATCCATACGCATCTCTATAGAACGTTTTGTCATTTCGGTGGATACCAACAGTACTCTACGGTTATCCAATATAGCTTCCGCTGCAACTTTTACACATAACCAAGTCTTACCGACGGTAGGGCGGGCAAAAGCGGATACCAAGTCCCCTTCCTGCCAACCCATTCCCGTGCTGTTGAGAGTTCTGAAGGGGGTACGTATCCCAATCATACCATCCCCCATCTCTCGTTTCTTATTACGGGCTTGCCACTCTGCAAATCTATCTGAATCACCGGTATCGTAGTACGATACATCCTCATCATAGGTAACCTCAACATCTGCTAGAGACTGAGTAATTGCACTCAAAGCAGCCTTAGGGTTATCTTGCAATACAGCCTTATTTGAACTGAATGAATTTACGATTTCCCTAAACAAAACCTGCTTCTTAAACTCATCTTGAGCATAATCAAAGTTAGTAGTAACCGCCTCAATCCTTAACTTAGGAAAGTTCTCTGTTAGAACACTAGGTTCTGGAAACTCCTTATATTCATCTATGTGAGAGTTAATAAATCTAACTGCGTCCCCATGAATAACGAAGTTCTTTATAGGAAATTTAAACTTCCGATAATTGTTTTCGTTACAAAGACCGTAAACAATAGCTGACTCCATAAAATTAAAATTAGCACTATCCATGTCTGCTCTACCTCGATGAGTACATTACTCTGTTATAACTATTATGTATATAAAAATTACACGCCGGGTCAGGGGGGTAATCCACTACCCGCTTGGCCTCTGTGTAAGATGAGTATACCCCATAATCCCAAACTTGTCTAGCTTCATTATTAACACCCACAACCCTAAACTGATTATTTGGGGCCGCTCTTTGACTCAATGTTTCAAGTAGCCGGGGTGAGCGCCGCTTGCGTTCCTTGTAAGCCATACTTCTGCTCCAATTGTAAAACTAAATTTGAATATACTTTTTTGTCAGATGCGGCGGGAAACCATTTAGTTTCCAAGCGCATCAAGTGTCTCCAAAGTATTTTACAGGAATCAGAAGGCTGAGTCAATACTAACCAGTAAAGATCAGGGCGTTTACAGTCGGGAAGATAATAAGACAGCCCCCCTAAAGTATAAGGAATGGTGGCGTTCTTATCATTCTTCTTAAGTGAGGAAAGTAAAGCACAGAGAATATCATAATAGCCATGCTTCTCTATAGCATTCTTTAACATACTCATCTCTCGACCAATGAAAGTGGAAACCGTATAATCCTGCCCAGTTATATCTGAATATAACTTCTCATATTCGGAGAAGGCAGTCCTACAGGTTAGTTGTTTTTGTGTCTTGGTTCCCATAATAATTTATTAACTTATCTTTAACTTGCGCTCGTACCTTGTGTGGTGAGATACACCCTAATTTAAAGTAAATTTCCTTATTATTATACTTATTTAACTTAGCCTCGATGTATTTTTGTTCGGTAGGCGTTAAATTTAGTTGCTTTAATTCTTCTATAAAAGCTACCGTTTGGAAACCGGAGTCTTCTATGGCTGCTAATTCCTCAAAGCTTTGATTTGTCCCATCATCGGGAATCTGAACGAAAATCGGTTGCCTTTTCAAACGGGCTTGTGCTTTTGTGATAAGAGTTCGTATGGTATTTACCATACTGGTATGTAAATAAGTATGAAATGAGGCATTTCGGTCAGGATTGTACTTTTTTGCTGCCTTACATATAACTAAACGTAGTTCTTGAGCTATATCTTCTCGCTCCATGCCCACAATTGAAGCTCGGGAAGCCATTTTTTGGACTTTGGGTTCCCACTGAATTATTAAATTATCGTTTATCTCCACTATGTACCCGCTTTTTATTTTTATAACATTCTACCGTACAGTAAGTTTGCTTCTTTCCTACTAATGCCCGGTGCTTGATTACAGATTTACGTCTATAGAAAATAACATCGCACCAGTTACATCTTATTTTAGCATAATACCACTCAAAATAGCAAGAACCTTTACATAATGGTGGGACTTTCCCCCGGCTGATTGGATTTATGAGTATCTTACGACAAACCCTACATCTCCTCCTACGGACTTTAGGGGGCCTGTCCTCCGGATTAGGGCGAACAGCAGCGGTAGGCATACCCCGTCTATTCAGAATCTGCCAAACGTTCTCTCTGCTGGTACCAACCTTCTTAGCTATGTAACCTAAAGTCCACTCAGGGTGTTTCTCTCTAGATCGAATAACGTGATTTACACGACGCATCTTTAAAAGTCATCTATAGAAGCTTGCGTTTTCTCATACGCTTTCACCCAACCAGTTGCTTGATCTTTCCACTTAGCAGCTAATTTAGTTGCATCAACAACCCCTTGATCCTCTCTTACAATAAACGTAGTTGCGGCAACAACCCTTGCCCATTGTGCGTCTGTAAACGATACTGTTACATCTGGCATTAGGTTTTCTCCTTTAATTCTTTAATTTCTTTACGTAATTTAGTAACTTCATCTAACAGCATAACTGATAAACCATGATATTTTACTGATTCAGCCTTACCCTCTTTATCGTAATTAATTAACTCTGGATAAACTTCATCAACTTCTTCGGCAATTAAGCCAATATCTGGGGCATTATCTAGTTTATAATCGTAACTCACGGGTCTTAACTTGTCAAGGTTTGAAGAATCATATACTAACTCTTTTACATTATCTTTATACTGTATAGAACTAGTTTTCTTCGCTATCTGACCGC